TTCATATTCGTTTAATTGTTCTTCGTTTTCTTTTAATCTAGAATAAGCACCTAATTTATTTTCCATTAGGAATTGCTTCATGTTAAAATTATCTGCCATTTTATTTTAATTTTATTGCTTTAAAAAATAATTTTTTGGTTTCTTCTTTAATCTGATGTATAGCACTATCGGTGTATTTTTTATTTTTTAAAGCTTCACCTTCGCTTAATTCAGTTTTTAGACGATCCATATATTCAAATAAACGATTAATCTCGTTTACTTTCTTTTTTACTTGTTTAACTGCTTGATGGAATTGATCAGGTTTAGAACGCATTTTAGTTTCGTTTCTAAATTGAGCATATCCTTCGTTTAATTCATCAACTGATTCTCTACTTAGATTAGATGTTCTTTGGGTAATAAGAACAGCATGACTTGGTTGAATATAACCTAGTTCAACTCCTTTTAAAAGTATTTTAATAGCATCTTCAGAAGCGCCTGCTTTACGTAATGCGTTTGCTACAAAGCCATGCATGTCTAAATCTTCCCATAATTCTTTATAGTCCATAGCTTTAGATGGACGATTTGGAATTTTTGGAGCTAAAGTACCACCAAATGTTTTAATATAGTCTTTAGCTATTTTATTACCATCTTGCTTTTTAGCAAAAGCATATTTTGTAGCTACACCTTCACCATTACCTGGGGTAACAGAGGCACCTGTGCCTGTTGTAGACATTTCTTGTTTTAACTTAGCAGTTAATTTTTCTTTTAATGATTTCTTATCCATTTATTTTCTTGATTTCTTCAGCTAATTGTTGATATTGAAGTAATGTAACTAAATGATCATCTTTTACAGACGACTTGTTAGAAATCGGTTTAATTAAACTTATAACTTCGTTTAATTTGATTTGAGTTGTTTTATCATCAACTTGTTTAACTAAAACTGTTAGTTCAGTTTTAACCTTATTAAGGTTTTCATTGATGTAAACTTTAAGATGTTCAGGATTAGAAATATTATTAATAAATTCCTTTAATACTGATTTTTGACGAGTACTTAAGTTAGAATATTTAGAATTAAATTTCTCAATTAACATTTTATATGCTAAAAGGCGAACATTTTTATCTTCTTTAGCTAATTCTTGACTAACTTCTGTTTCAACATTCTCAACTAATGTTTTCTTAGTGATATGTTCCATTAAAGTAAGCTTGTTAAGTACCACTTGTTTTGGCTCAACAAACTTATTTTCCATAGCTACTTCAAATAATGTATAAGCAGCGGCTAATGCCTTGTAGTTATTTACAGTTGACTTAAAGAAACTTTCAAGATTGTAATGTTTTTTAACTTCTTTAATTAAGTTATACTTTTCTTTAAGTAATGTCTCTTTGTTTAATTTTTTAGCTAAATCAATAGTAGTATTAATTAAAGCCTCAGCTTTACCTTCACTTAAGCGTGGAGCTGTAAGGATTGTATGGTAAAGTTTGTGTTCTTTAGCAATTTCACTATTATGAAAAAATTTTTTTACTATTTTTACCGCTTTAGAATCGGTATTAGCTAACGTATCAGATGCAATTTGACGCACTAATAGCTCAAATAATACACCTGTGTTACGAAATTTGTTATGTTTAATACGCATAGTCTAGTATAATGATACTACTTATAAATATGTAGTTTATTTAATTTCTTCACGGATATTATTCTCATCTAACATACCGTTTTCAAATAAAGTTGTTTTACGAGTTACTGGAATGTTAGCGAACATTTTCTTGTTTTTAAGATATGTCTCTAGTGCTAAAGGTGAGCCACCTTTCCATTGAGTTTTTGCTAAAGTATCTTCTTGATCTTCACCAGCCGCACTATATGTTTTAGCGCCTATGCGATCTTTACCAAACGCGTTATCTTGACGATTGATATTTGAATTTGATGTTTTAGGACGACCTACTAAATGTACAGGTTCGTTTGGATTCTTTTCATCATATCCTGTTGGTACATCTTGATCACCTCTACCCTTACCATAAGCTGTTGCTAATTGTGATGGTGTACCATACACTTGGCCAGATTCATTAGGATCGTTACCCTCTTCTTCAATTTGAGCTAATCTAAACTTACGTTTCTTATCTTCAACAAGTAAATCACGATATTCATCATATTGATCTTCACTAAAGTGGAATAAGTTATCATAAATCCAATCAGTTGGTAATAAATTATTTTCCATGATTTGAGCAGCTAAGTCAACTTTTTCTTTCATTAAGTTAACACGTTCTTGATCGTAAATGATAGAAGGTGTAGTTAATGATAAGTCGAAATTAGTTAATGCTTCGCCGTCATATCCTTGGCTATATAAATGTACTAATGCAATTTTAGTTAATTCTGATAATAATATTCTTTGAATACGTTCTACTGTACGAGCAAATCTAATATCTTCAGCTGCTAATGTAGCTTTACCAGTTAAGTCTTTTTCATAACCCATAAATGCTTTAGGAATCTTAAGAGCGGCAAATAATTTGTCTCTTAAGTAAGCTACGTCATCAATACCTGTATAATCCATACCTTTTGCTGTATCAATACGAGTTGATTGGTCATTTCCTCTTACAGGTATGTAAAAGTCTTCCATCATGTTCATCATATTGTACTTTAAGTTATATTGGCCTGTTTGTGGGTCAACATAAGGTACTTTTTTAAGTTTTTGAACTGTTTTCTGCATAAATCCTTCTACTTCATTAGGAGGAATAGCACCTACGTTCATATAGAAAATACGTTTTTCAGGAGCACGAACAATTCTATGAATTAACATCGCGTCTTCCATCAATACCATTTGTTTAAATATCTTACGACCTGGTTCTAAGTAACTTCTACCATAAGGTAAATAGTTAACGTCACTTATTAATCTAAAGTGAGCCATTTCGTAGTTTTCAAAGTAGATATCTGATGTAGCAGTACCTAAAGCGTATTGTGTTTGTGGAGTTGTAATACCAGATACGCTTGTTGGGTCGTATTTAAATCTTACATAAGTAGGATTTTTAGGTTCAGTACCTTCTTCACGTATGATTGAGTAAGCTGAAAATGGTATCACATTATACACACCAAATTTTTCAGCAATTTCTAATTTTAAATAAAAATCACCATACTTACACATATTACGAGCCCAACTCCATAAGTTGAATTCGATGTTTAACACATCATAGAATAAATTGTAAAGTATCTTTTGAATATTTTCGTCACTAGAACGAATATGGAGCATTTCATTATGCTCATTTTTTAAAGTACACTCATCAGCTATAATATCTAATGCAGATGCTACAATAGCGTCTGTATCCATTGATTCATAGTCTGTATAAAGTTGTACTCTTAATGTTTGATAGTTATAAACGTTATTAACGTTATAAATTCCCGCACCTGATGTAGTGTAGATTTTAGTAAATCTATCTACTAATGCGTTAGTTTGTAAAGTACCTAACGATTGTATACGATCTGTATCTATTACTCTTAATTCATCACCTCCTACGTTACGAATAACGACATCTGAGGAGAATAATCGTTTAAGATTGTCAAATAATCCCATAATTGTTTGTATATGTTATAAATATTTGTTTATACCAACCAGCTAATATCTTCCATCTGTCCTGTACCATTATCCATTTGCCATGGATTGGAATTTTGAGGACTATGTGGAGCGTATGTGCTACCTGGCCCGGTATTATACGAAATTCTTCCTATGCCTCCAAGTGAGGCACGAGTTAAATCTATACCTGTTTGAGAAAATTTTAAAGCGGTATCACGTAAAAACATACCAATACCAAATGCCATTACAAGGTCGTCATTATACCCGTCATTAGCTTGAGCTTTACCATTTTTCCAAACAAATGTTCTTAATTCTTCTAATGTTCGACGTGATTGTATAATACAAGCTCTATCTCGCATATATGCTTCTAGTTTTGAGACAACAAGCGGTCTAGTTTTAGTTGAGTTAGTAAAACCAGGTACTAAGTTACTATCATTTCTACTTAGGAAGTTATCCATTGTAATGTTTGCTGTATCTGATTTAGATGAGTAATAAACGTTTTGATATCCTCTATCTAATACTGTTTGTATTGTATCCCAACCTATATTAGCGTTTTCTATTACTAATAAGGCGTTATTCCATTCGGTAGCTATAGATACTAATAAATGTCCGTAGTCTCTAGTACCTAATTGTCCTTTATATTCTTCTACTTGTTTAGCATTTTCAATATCAATAACATGGCACGCGGAATAGTCTTTACCATCACCACGAGCGACGTCAGCTACTACAATATAATTTTTAGAGTAGTCAGGATATTCCCAACGCCATAAGTTACCATCAAATCCTCCTTTAGCTATTGGATCGGCTTGATATGTTTGAATATAAAAATTTAAAATGTCTGGTTCTACTACTGTATCACCTGAAGTTGTAAAATCACAGTCACATTCTTGAGCAGCATTTCTAGCTCCTAAAATAGCATCTTGTTCATCTCTCCATTTTTGATTTCTTTCTGGGTGTACAGTCCAAGGTAATTTAATAGATGTAAATCCATTTTTACCTTCTTCACCTCCAATAAATGTTCTATGAAACCAATTACCTGTTCCAAATGGAGTTGATATAGCTATACATTGTCCTCCTGTAGCTAAGGTTTGTTGAGCAGAAGCAAATATCTCATCTATACCTTCAATAAATGCAGCCTCATCTAGTAACAGCAATGATACGGCTTCAGATCTACCTGCATCACCTGTAGCACCTACTGCTTTAATTTGAGAACCATTTGCTAATTTAAGACTTAATTTATTATCCTCTACTGCTTTTAATTTAAGCCATGATGGTAACGCTTCATAAGCAAAACGTACTTTAGTAACCATGTTCTTAGCAGTTTCCTGCTTAGTAGCGATACAAAGAATGTTTTTATCTTTTTGAAATAACATCAACCATAATGAATACGCTGATGATAAGGTAGAGATACCTAATTGTCTTGATTTATTTACAATACTATACCTATTCTTTTTAAATTGATTTAGTACTCCTTCTTGGAAGGGATATAAATTAAATTGAATACGGCCACGTTGTGGGTGTTGAATCCAATAATATTTCTTCATAAAATAAACAGGGTCAGTAGCACACTTAATATACTCCTGTTTAATTATATCTTTAATGTTTTGTTGTTCACTCATCAATATTATATTTAGTTCTTAAATATCTCGATAGCAAGATATAGGATAACCAGAAACAGCCTGAAATAGAGTAGAAAACGACGTCTGCTGTCCAATAAGAACCACTTAAATCCATTATCAATTTGAATAGTGCGTCGTAACCAAACGGAAGAAAAAACATTGCTAACATCAAAGATAAGTCCTTGAACATCATTAAACGCTTCTTTTTGTCTTGTCGTATGTGTTTTATTTTTTTTACTATCACCGTCCATATATGGTTAAATTCATTAACAATGCGTAACTGGTTGTATATAAATATATAAGAAGAAAGAATCTCAGCCTTACGGGGCTGAGACTCTAGACCTATAATACTGAGACTATAGGGGGGAAATTGACTTAAGGCAGATCTTACGGTATGCGGTTAAGTACTATTATTTTGCTATCATTAAATAAACTAAACCACCAGCTATTAATCCAGCTCCGATTTTAGTAAATTTATTTTTAGTTTTTAACTTAGCGTTTTCTAATTGTAAACTATTATATTGAAACTTCCAATCTTTAATTTGTGTATTTTGGTTATTAACAATATTTTTATATGTTGTTTCTTTAGAAATATATTTGTTAATAACACTATCTTTAAGTGATACTCTTGTTTCTAAAGTAGCGATTGAACTATCTTTTAATACTAAAATTTGTTTATCACCATCTAATTCAACTAAATCTTTAGCTGCTGAACTTAATACTGGTGCTGCTATCACAATAGGTTCTGTCACAGTATCTTTTGGGTAGCGGTTATAATAAAAACCTACAAGTTCTGAAGTGTTATACTTTTCTATTTCATTCCATTTTTCACTAATAAGTTCTTTTACTTTTACTACTTTTGCTTTTTGGTGGTCTACTTTATATTGTAAACTACTATCAATTTGATTTAACGAGTCAATAGCTTTATCTTCTTTAACTATTACTAACTGCATTGAATCAACTGCTTTAACTAAGCTG